CGTCAACGTTGATGTTAAGAACGTCTCCGGCATAGCTTGTTGTCGAAAGTATCAAGAAAGATTCAACCATATTCTTAGTAGATACACCCGCCTGTGGTCCATACTCAAATGGAGTACCTTGATTGTTATAATTTCCGGTGAATACAGCATTTCCAAGAGTGATTCCTGGATAGGTAGCAACGCCTGCCACAGAACCGCCCCATGCCAATTGACACAGGAACTTCTGTCCAGGAGATGCTGCCCAAGCGATGATTGATCCAGCGATTGAAATATTCAAGTTGGTTTGGTTGACAAGACCAATTGTACCAAGGGGGCTAGCGGAAGAAAAGGTTGATCTGCCTGCGTGCGCATAGCTAATGCCTGCGCCGAGATCTGCTGCAAGTAACGGTTTGAAGAATTCAACACAGTACGATACCCAAATCTCACCAATATCCTGAACAGGATTACCTTGGGTAGCTATTTGGGTAAGGCCTAAGTCGTAAAGACGTAAATCTTGACCCGTGGGTACCGAACCTGTACGTACATAAAGTTGATTAAGGACAGTTTGACTTGTCCCACATTCTACACCATGTATTAAGTCTCTGGTTGGCTTGACAGAGGTGGCATACTCACTATTTTCCATTGCAATTCTAGAGTTGTAAGGCACTTGATCTGCATTATAGTTAGTTGCCATCACCATCACGCCGGGAGCGCCAGATGTGACAAAATCGGTGATCAATGATCTAAATTCAAAGATCAAACCATGGAACTTGTATTCTTGATAATTTTGAGCAATAGTAGATAGCCAAGGGAAAGTTGAAGATATGCCCGGATTCAATGGAAATGTAATGTTAGAGAAACTACTAGTACCTTTGAAGTCACCAAGGTACTCTCTATGACACACTATATTTGTGCGGTCGGTGGTTGAAAACTTAGGTATCTGGTTGTTCATTAGCAAATTATAACTAGGCTTTTCACCTACAATTTGATAGTCTCCTGATCCAAAAATGGACCCGATCCCAGAGCCTAACCACTTTCCTACTCCTTGTAATCCAGGCATTCCGAAGAAATGCCCTACTTGCTTACCTACAATGTTACCAACGTCAGCAAAAGGGGTTGGTCGAGCCTTAGGGCTGGATTTTTGCTTTGGTTGTTTAACGCGTTTTGATTTTTGTTTTGTTTTGATTGCCATGGTATGGGATACCCAATGGCATGGGGACTGTACATCAACAGGAAACCATTACTGGGGGAGCCGTGCAGTCTCTTGGCATTCTTGATAGCACTAAAGTAATAGTTTTGGTCCATTAAACCTGTTAACCCCATGGCCAATAACCTCGGGAAAGAAACGTTGGATTCCGTTTTGAGTCATATTATTCGTGATGAAGTGAATACATATTTTTGTTGGCGCCGCACCCCTGCGGAATAACCTATGTGATTTTGTGGCGTTACACTTCATTATTAAGTAATTTTTTATAGGATTTTATAGATTTTATAATTTTGTATATTGTTTTATGATGACTCTCCCTACAGTACCAGGAATTAAATCAACAGCAATTGCACGTTGTTTAACATCGATTTACCATAATCGACACACCTGGATTTTAGTCTGCTTTCCAGCGCTTTCTGTCTTGCTGGCTCAATGCCGAAAGCGCGCCAAAATGAGTACCTAGCAAAATCACTAGGTTCCACATATCTGCGATGACTCATACCTACAGCAAGCCTAGCCATACCCGTGTCCTGGGTTGGGTCGTGCTTGAGCTCCTTCACATCGCCTGCACTCCGTATGTGTGCTGAGTAAAACTCTTGAGCGATGGGGATTCCTGCGGTAAGCGATAACCCGCACAAGCCTATAGCCCTAGACCATCGTCTGGCAAGCTTGGGGGTATTTAAAGGCTTGATAGATATAGAATCTTTAGCAAAACACACATTAATGTCTCTAACCAACACACATTCGGTAGGTGATGTTCTAATGGGTCTTGACTGACAGAATTCTATCCTCTCAAGCGAGTCAACTGGTGGTTCTTGTTTCATGGTAAACCCAAAACCTTTAAAGTATGAACTCAAGTTACTGATCCTGCATAAATCTCTCCTTTCAATGAAGAGAACACAGTCATCACCGTCGTTCACAGCCCTAAATTTTCTGATACTTTCTTGGACACAAAAGCTATGGAGCATTGTCGACATGATCAAACAATTTCCAAGAGCGGTGTTCATGTCGCCAGACATGCGCCCGCCCCTCATGGAAAATTTAAGAGATCCGTCCTTGCAATACCCAAAGCCTTTATTAGTAGTCTGCCATTCCAACAATCGATAGAAGTGCTTGCAAAGGAAGAAAAGTTTATAAATTGAATGTTCCCAGCGCAAGGCTTGCTCTGACACATGTTGGTCAAACCTGGACGCATCCAGGCCTATTGCAACAGGGTCATCGAAACTATTCCAATGCTCTAATATAACTTTTCCTCTTTGAAGCATGTTCTTCCC